ATATCATAACCTCTAAAAATCAATTCTTTTATTATATTCTCATTATGATATTCTGGATTTGCGCTTGGGCAATATGCAAATATTTTATTTCCATATATGCCTGTAAATTTATCATTTGATTTTTCATGAATATCAACTAAATCAATTTTTAAGTAATCTGAAATATATCTATGTAAATTAACGTGCCAGGTTATATTCTTGACATGATTCATTTTATATATATCTAATCGATCACAATATTTAGAATCCATTCCAGTCCAAATGCATATGGCATCAGATTTATGATTTAATACAGCTTGCCAGTCTTCTTCTCGATATTGTCCAATAAACAGGCAAGGTTTTTCACTATCATAATATTCATTCATTTGATACCATTCTAAAAAATCGAAGTCTGCTATTGATTTAGATATGTAGGCCTGTGTTACTCTCCGCATAGTTCATTTTGTAAATCATATATTTCAGGGAATGACTGAAGGAATGCAATCTGTTCTTTGCCGGTGATGCGTTCACTCTTTAATTTGCCAGTCCAATGATCCTCAAATTTATGTTTGTTCTCCCACTTATCTGTACTGATTGACAAGAATTGTATCTCATCTGCATCAAATATCCCAATGGATGCATCACTGATGATTGCTCTGAGCCACATGGCCCAATCAAGTCCGCTGTTTAATCTCTTGTCAAATGGCTGCCAGTTGATCTTATCAAGGAATCTATTTGATAGCATTCTGCCAATACCTATAGGCTCATAGGATCTTGGTCCTTTGCCGTATCCAGTCCAGTTGACAAGTCTGATCTTATCATCCACATCAATGAAGTGACATCCTAGCTTTCCTACCATGTCAAACTCTTTGAGCTTATCTTCAGCCTCTTGGATGTAATTATCTGATACCCAATCAGATGAGCCAACAAACAGCACCCCAGTAGGATTGTATTTCTTAGCTGCCATAAATCCAGCATTCCACTTGGCACCCAGTGGATCATTGGATATCTCTATCCACTCGGCACCTAGCTTGATGCATAGCTCCTTGTCTTCAGGATTATGTCCCATGCATATAACTTTGACTCCAGCATTCTGAAGTCTTGTGATTGTGATTTTGAGCAGTGGCCTTCTGCCATTCACTGGAATAGGAGCTACAATCATGATTTCAATGCATTAAGTAGGTCAGCTTTCTTTGGTGCTGCTCCTAAGTTTAGTCCTCTATCTTTTGCCAGTGCCTTCATATCATTATAGCTCATGCTCTCATAGTTATATTGTTTTGTTCCAATAAACTGAATCTTAGCTGGTTTAATTTCTATGTTGATGTTGGATTGAATGTCAGCTGCTAGATCTCTCATTGCATTCCGTAGGCATGTGCCACATCTTTTATTGAGCACAATATTCTTGTTTAACTTGAGCCACATGGACAGCTCCTCTTTTAGCTCTTCATTCAGTGCAAAGGATCTAGTCTTCATAAATCTCTGCACCTGGCTCATCAGCTCATTTGATATCATGGTTTCATAATTTTAAGTAGTTTCTTCTCTAAGGCTGTGCCTTTTATCTTTCGTCTGAGCTCTCTGCTATTGTGTAGCTCACGAAGTAGTATTGCACCAATCATGGCAAAATACTTGTCCTGGTCAGTCATTACTTGCTCTCCCATGATTGTATAATATCAGCTAGTAAATATGTGATGAATGCTATGCCAACAGTGTGCCAGTCATACATCAGTAATAAGATCACTGAAGTCCAAAAGGATAGGCAGCTCCAGCAGTTTAGTGGTTTAAGATCAGGCAGTTCAAAGGTCATCATTGCTCTTGATATCCCTAGGCTCGCCAGTATGAATAGAATATAAATCATTTTTAAATTGTTTTATGGCACCATGTATGACTCTGAGGGGCAGATTTGTTTCTGCTTTGATATCTCTATAAGTCATGCCATACAGATGCATCTTAGTTAGTTCTTTACAAAATAGCTCTTGATCATCTTCAGGAGACTTCTGCATGTAGCTATCAAGGTAACATTGATATTCTGATAGGTCATCATCTTCTGTCTCTTTGAAGGCAATATCTGTCTCGAATGGGAGCAGACGTATTGGGGGATTGAATTTCTTGTTGAATTCACTGCCAGGCCATTTCCACTGATTATAGGCATACCTTGCAAATGTTCTTGGAAGATCGGCATCTTGGATATCGAGCTTACTGAGTATGATGAACACATCTGAGACAAGGTCACGGTATAGTTCTGAGCCTCCAGTGATCTTGATAGCGATATTGTATGCCTCTTTATTCCAAAACACATCCCGAAGTTATTAAATATTTGAATACCTCATTGAGAAATTGTTCTGATACTGGCTTGCTATTACAAAACCGCCACAGCTGTGCATAGTTCAAATCACTATCTTCTGACAGATGAGTCAGCTTGTAACGATTGGAGAGCCTCTTGTGAAGCTCTCCTCTCATCCAATCACTTAGGCTCACATCAGAAGGGAAGGTCATCTTCAAATAACTCATCTGCTGCTGACTTTATTTTATCACTTGTATTCTGCAATACTGGTGCTGGTGCTGGAGCTGGTGCCACATAAGGCTCTTTGATTGCTGCACTCATGTACTTAACTCCTGATTGAGCTGTCTTCACCCATAGTGAGATCTCAAGCTCCTTGCCTTCTACATTGATCTTGCCTCTGTAGTCAGGCTGATTGTCGGCAGTCTTTTTGTCATTCTTGAAGATTGCTCCACTGTTGATTTTCTGTTCCATACTTATTTGTTTCTATAGATTAAATTAATTACCAGTACCCATAAATTTTCGCCTAGTCTCCAAGTCCTCAAGTAGTGCCACTTATTTTGAATATACTCCGAAGTGGTATAAGAATTTACAAAACAATCAACTAGAACTATGTCTGAATAGGGTAAAATTTGCATGTTACTTTCAAAACTGAGAGAACTATAATTGAACAACCATTTTAAGTTTCTCTTGATCCACAGCGCGATTAACAAATATATCCTTTTGCTTTTGTTTTGTATCACTAATCAATTTAGTTATAACTGAAGATTCTGACTCTAATTTACGAGGCTTAAGTGTAGATCCAGAAAGTAAAATTTTTGATATATCCAACTTAGCCATACAGTTTTTTTTTACGAAATTAGGTAATTTAATTTAAAGGGGCGCAAAGGTATTTGAAAAAAATGAACCACCAAATGTTTGAAATATTTTTCGTTTATATGAAGTTCCTTTAAACGAAATACTCATTGGTTGAAAACAAATTTGAAATTATATTTCTAAAATATTCTCTTTCAACTGTTCACCTATACTTCCTAAATTCAACGTAGGCAAGGTTAAAGTTGGCATACCAGATTGTGCTGTGAGATTTGAAATGTATGCTCTAACGTATGGGAAAACAATCGCAGGAGCGTTCAAAACAAAAAGACCTTTCTTATACTCTTCCAAGTTAGCATCCTCTGGATAACTAAACAAAGATTCTGTCTTTAGTTCAATATGAAAGTTAGCATCAACATCCCTAATTTCAACTTGTAAATCCAGAATGAATTGATTCAAAGACTTGACAATTTTACCTGAAGGCTTGAAATTGACATCAATTTTGTAATCACCAAGTTTATTAAAAACTATGTGACTTTCTCTTACCCTAAAATTGAGGAATTGAATATGCGATTGTTCCGTACTCATGCAGCTAAGAACATTGAACAATCATCTTTAACTACGTTTGAATTAGGAGCATTAAGCAATTCAAAATGTTTTAGAGAAGCACTTTCAACTGTGATATAATGAATCGCATCTGAGAATGAAGGCCCTTCCATTCCTAACGCTGTCACAGAACCCCAAGCCTGATCGAATTGTTCCTGAGACATACTGTCAAGAACTTCTTTCAATTTTTTTGCTAATTCTGATTTCATACTTCTAATATAGGTATTTCTCGGGATAAATCACCGAAAACGGCTGCAAAACTACTTCTTTTTTTGTTATCACGCAAATTTGAACTCTTTGATTGAAAACTTGCCTCTGTAGTCAGGCTGATTGTCGGCAGTCTTTTTGTCATTCTTGAAGATTGCTCCACTGTTGATTTTCTGTTCCATACTTATTTGTTTCTATAGATTAAATTAATTACCAGTACCCATAAATTTTCGCCTAGTCTCCAAGTCCTCAAGGATTTGATCCAGCTTCGCAGACACCTCATGATATTCCTCATTTGTCAAAGGTATTAAAGATATTTGAGTAAAATAAATCCTCCAATACATTGATTCAGACTTGATATCATACACATGCTCTTGTACTACTTCCATCACTTATTATTTAGCTTGTTAATATACTGCACATAAAACTCTGATGCATGTCTGAGTCTCTCCAGCATTGCCAGCTCAAGCTCAATGTCACGTTCATATCTGATGACTGTGATACGTTTTGCTGCATCAATATGGTCCACTCTATGCAATGACATGTTATCCCACTGATTAAGCAGTCCAAAATCATTTTGTGGATCTGTTGACACCATGCAGTAGATCAGTTCAAATGATGGCCTATCATACAGATACATGTAGGCTCTGCCTTGCCATTCATAAAGTGACTCATCACCATCCTCTGCTGTTGCTGGCCATGTCTCTAATGACCAAGATGTTTTGATGTCAATGATAGCATCATCCAGTAGGATGTCGCATTCACCAGTCATCAGCTCAGTCTCTAGTCTAACCTTGTTCTTTTTGTAGTCAGTGAATCTGACTGCATTGACTAAATCAATGCTGTCTTGCTCTTGCTCAATGCCCTTGATGATGTACTTGTTATTCAGCTCAATATTGTAGCCGTAGAAGTCTTGCTTTGCAATTGACTTGATGTAGCTCTTAGCTGTTTCTGATAGGACCTCTGACTTGCTTCTAGCATTTGTCATGATCTTCCCTATGCTTGATGGATGCCATTTCATATTTCAAAGTTTTGTTTGATGTAATCTTCTGAATTCTCATAACCTTCTGACTTGTACTTACCATCAATATAGGCTGTCATTATCTCTAGCTTAGCTTTCTGATAGAAGTTTTTTATCCATTCTGATCTGAGATCCTCACTAATTAAAATCCATTCATCACTCTGCATGAATTCTACCATCTGTTGTATTGCCATTGCTTTCATAGTCTTGCCTCCTGATCTTTAGTTAATAGATAGTTTGTTCTCAACTCCTCAGCTGTATACTCACCTCTTGCAATCTTGGCCAATGCCCTACCAAATGCCTCATCTGTAAGTGATGTCTTAGCTGCTGGCTTTGGATCTTCAGTTGCCTTAGCTGCTGCTTTGCCATCGTCATCTGTTGCAGCCAATGATAAGATGCTAGTCAATGTGTACCTGCGATAGTAACTGATGGCACTACCGAGCTGCTGGGGATTCTGTAAGTCAGGCAGTTTCATCATTGATTCTACATGCTCACCAGTGTCAACATCTATGATCTTGGTATATACCATTTGGTCAATGATAGGCTGCATGATGATCAGTCCATTC